GTGCAAACTTTGCTCAAGGTTCATGGTGGCAGGCATTTAACTCTGTTACTTACATGACAGACCACTTGCAAGGTCGTGAAGGTGATTCACGTTTGCAGTCTGCATGGTACGGACGTAACCGTAAAGTAAAACTCAACGCTTTAGATAAAGCACTTGAGTACGCTGAGGCGGCATAAAAAAACTTAACGAAAGGGGTTGAAACACCCCTTTCGGATACCTATATAATATGGGTGCAGTTCGTAAGTCGTCCAGTTGTCACAAACGGAACACCTACTCTGTGACACAAATTTTGGGTTTTGGTAGTTTCCCTCACAAAAAACTACCATTTATAAATATATTTGATATGCCGATTATCGGGTATCGAATTAATCTTGCTTAATAAAGGAGAAAACTATGGTAAGCATAAACACAGTAGAGAACCCTTTCGATAGGGTCAAAACTTATTCTATCGGTTTTGATAGAATGTTCAACACTCTCTTTGACGAGAGTTTTGTTCCCACAACAAACTATCCCCCTTACAATATCGTAAAGACATCGGATGAAAAGTATGTAATTGAAATTGCAATTGCTGGTTTTTCTAAGAACGATATTGAGATTGAGACAAAAGAGAATACTCTAACAGTAAACTCTAAATCTCGTCCAGAAGGTGATGATGACAAAGAGTACATCCATAGAGGTGTATCTGCACGTTCTTTCAAAAAGGCATTTAGTCTTGCTGAGGATGTGTTCGTACAAGGTGCGACATTTGTGAATGGAATGTTGTGTATCGAACTTGAACGTATCGTTCCAGAGGAAAAGAAACCTAAAACGATTAAAATCAAGTAATCTACTGTGGGGGGAAAAATCTCTTGACAATCCCCCCATTTTAGTGTATGATGTGTATTAATCATCAAATTACTGGTGATTGAATTTTAATAATGGAGATAATATGGCTAGAAAAGCACTAACTAAAAGAGAAAAGACCCTAAGACTATTACAAACTGGTAAGAACGTCACATGGGAAACTCTTAGAACTAAACTCGATTTGACATCACCTAGAGCAATGATTGACACGCTGAGAAGCGAAGGCAACTGTATCTATGTGAATACTTTCAAAGGCAAAACTGCATATAGAATGGGTGAACCATCTAAAGGTGTAATTGCTGCTGGACTTAAAGCATTATCGGGTACTGATTACTCTTACTCAAGCTAATCAATCTGCGGTGGGGGGTTCGCCCCCCATCCAACTTATAGGATGTACAATTTGAAAAATATTGATTACAAATATTCAGAAGATAAGATTCTGAAAGAATTGCAAGTATATATTGATAAGACATACTCTGCACACTACTCACACAACAAGTTTCAGGCCACGGAGTTTATTATGGACTCTGGACATGGCGAAGGTTTTTGTATCGGGAATATATTAAAGTATAGTCAACGGTACGGAAAAAAAGACGGCAAGAACAGAAATGACTTGCTAAAAGTAATCCATTATGGTATAATGGCACTACACAATCACGATATAAATGGAGATAAATGATTATGCAACTTAGTAATGATACCAGAGATGTTCTAAAGAACTTCTCAACAATTAACCAAAATCTTTTGGTAAAATCTGGTAATGTGATAAACACAATGTCAGCGATGAAAAACATTGTGGCGAAAGCAACTATCCCAGACACATTCGACAACGAATTCGCAATCTATGATTTGAATGAATTCCTTTCAGCAATGTCGCTGTTCAAAAGTCCAACATTGGATTTTGGGGAACAATCAGTTAGATTGAATGAAGAGGGCGGTGGTAGTTCACTGAAATACTTCTTTAGTGACCCATCTGTGGTGACAACACCAAAGACGGAAATTACTATGCCTTCTGTAGACGTAGAGTTTACGTTTACACAGGACACCTTTAATGCAATCTCAAAAGCGAGTGCAGTACTTGGTGTTCCAGACGTAGTTCTTAAAGGAACTGCTGGTGGTGATATTGAATTGACTGTTACTGACCGTAAGAACGAAACTTCTAACGACTTCAGTATGAAAGTTGGTGATAACTCACCATCTGACTTCACATACTATTTCAAGGTTGAAAACCTAAAACTACTAGGTGGTGATTATAAGGTACAGGTATCTGCAAAAGGTATTTCACATTTTTCACATGTGAACAAATCTGTAGAGTACTTTATTGCTTTAGAACAAGCTTAATCCCAACTAGGAGTTTTATATTATGAATGATGTGATGTTATGGGTGGAGAAGTACCGCCCATCAAAAATCAGTGAGTGTATTCTTACTGATGACTTGAAAAAGACTTTCCAGACCTTTGTAGATGAGGGGAAGATTCCAAATCTACTACTTACTGGCGGGCCTGGGGTAGGTAAGACTACGGTTGCAAAAGCGATGCTTGAGGAACTAGGCGCTACTTATATGATGATAAACGGTTCTGAAGAATCGGGTATTGATGTACTGCGAAACAAGATTAAGAACTTTGCTTCTACTGTCTCTATGGACGGTAATCGTAAGTTCGTTATTCTGGATGAGGCAGACTACTTAAATCCTCAATCTACACAGCCTGCGTTGCGTGGATTCATTGAAGAGTTCCATAAGAACTGTGGATTTATTCTTACCTGTAACTTCAAAAATCGAATCATCGACCCTCTTCACTCTAGATGTTCTGTGGTTGAATTTCGTATTCCTACTACAGAGAAACCTAAACTTGCTGGAGAATTCTTCAAACGAGTTCAGACTATTCTAGGGGAAGAGGGTGTCCAGTATCAACCTAAAGCAGTTGCTGGTATTGTGGAAAAGTATTTCCCAGACTGGCGTAGAGTTCTAAACGAACTGCAAAGGTATTCTGTATCTGGTATGATTGACAGTGGTATACTTGTTAATATATCAGAAACAAATATGAAGGACTTGACAACTTTCCTCAAAGAGAAAGACTTCAAGTCTATTCGTAAGTGGGTTGCAAACAATCTTGATAATGACCCTGCCCGTATGTACCGAAAGGTTTACGATGCACTTTATGAAGATATCCAACCACAAACTGTGCCACATCTTGTTCTCGCAACAGCAGACTATTCTTATAAGTCAGCATTCGTTGCAGACCAAGAAATCAATATGCTTGCATTTATGATTGAGATTATGACACAGGTTCAGTTCAAATGAGTTATGAACTTAAACACTATCTCAAATCCATAAACGAAACAAAGGAACATCTGCTAGACTCAGATGACCCTATGTGGGAAAAGAAGTATTCCCCCTACATTATCAACAAATGCCTTGCACCATTTAACGATACTATAATGTTGGTGAATGAGATGAATATGAGACATCATCTTGATTCAAAACTACAATATGATTTTTTACTAAATACTATTAGGTCTAAGAAACGATATGCTCCTTGGGTGAAAGCGAGTAAGTTAAAAGATTTAGAGTATGTAAAAGAGTATTTTGGTTATAGTAATGAAAAAGCAAAGGCTGCTCTGAAAATACTTGATAATGAACAAATTAATACTATAAAAAGTAGTTTGAATAAAGGTGGAAGAAAATGAATGAAATTGATTGGCAGCCCGAAAGGATGCTCGAAGTAAAATTAAAAGAACCAGATGACTTTCTAAAGGTTCGTGAGACATTAAGTCGTATTGGAGTTGCATCTCGCAAGGAGAGAAAACTCTATCAGTCGTGTCATATCCTACATAAACAAGGACGATACTATATCGTACACTTCAAAGAGTTATTTGCTCTTGATGGAAAAGACACAAACATAAATCAGAACGATATTGAACGTAGAAACTCTATTGCATCACTTCTAAGTGATTGGGGTTTGATTGAACTTATGGGTACAGCAGAACCCAAAGCACCACTATCACAAATCAAAGTGATTGCGTTTAAAGAAAAGAATGAGTGGGACTTAGAGACAAAATACAATATCGGTAAAAAAAGAGAAGTTTAAATTGACACAAAAATTCTCACAATTCATCACTGAAGAACCAAAAGAGCAAAAGTATAAACTTGTAATCTTTCACAACTCTCACGAAAACTTGAGAGATGTAGGAAAACAAGATAGGCCTGATGTTAAGTTGATGATTGATGCTGCAAAGAAGGTTGGTATTGAATTATTCAATGCTGAGTATTCTGGTGGATTTATATCAGAGAAGAATGGGAAGATGTACATCAACTCTTTTGACTTTGATAAAACTGGTAAAGCAATCAAACCTAGTGAGGATGGCAAAACAGAATATCAAAAACCATTTGAGATTAGTCCAGAAGATACACTGATTTTCCCTAGAGGATTGGGTACTCTTGGATTTACTACAAATAGAAGATGGGTGGATATGATTAGACTCTTAGAAGATGCTGGGTTTAAAACTATTCCATCCCTAGAAACTTGGGACATATGTACAAGTAAATATTATTGTAATGAGTTGTTCAGAAAGAATGGTTTACAGACACCTGTAACTGTTCCAATAACATATTCGGATGATGCTGAAAGAGCAGTAGAAGGAATGAAGTTCCCTATTATCTTAAAAGCGTCCAGTGGTTCACAAACTGGTGTTGGTGTTGTTATTGTAGAATCTATGCGTTCTCTACACCCAACAGTACAGATGTTGTCACTGTTAAGTAAGAATATTGACCTTGTTGCACAAGAGTATATAAAAGTCGATTATGACGTTAGAGTTATTGTACTCAACGGTGAAATAATTGCGGCGATGAAAAGAATTGTAATTGATGGTGATGCAAGGAGTAATGCATCATTAGGTGCAGAGACAGAAGAGATAGAATTAACTGAAATTGAAAAACAGGATTCTATCAAAGCTGCAGAACTTTGCAAAGGAGATTTGGTTGGAGTAGACTTTCTTCCCTCTAAGAATAGAGAGAAGGAACAACCATATATACTGGAGATAAACAGTATGCCAGGGTTTGGCGGAATTGAAAGGTCTACAAAAGGTAAGAGTGTTACTCAAGATATTCTGAGAACATTCTTAAATCGTAATAATTGGTAAAGGAAAAATAATGACACTACTCGAAGCAATAAAGACACACAATGAAGGTAAGATTGCATTACATAAAGCAAACATTGCAGTCTACATGAAGAATCCTGTTGGTATTGGGGAACACTCTGATATTGCAGAATCAGTAGAGAAAGAATTGTTGAAAATCGCAGAAGCACAAGATATCATCGACATGATTGATAAGCACTTCAAACTAGAGGAACAATTACCGCTTTTCTCTTGACATTCACCCCTAAACCGTATATAATGAAACTCTTTGATAAGGAAAAATGTCTTGAACTTTTACACACACGTAGCCCAGTGGGGCAATCAACTATTGGTTCGTGCAGTAAAGGATGGCGTTCGTAGTAACTACAAGGTTAAATACGAACCCACTCTTTTTGTACCTGTAAAGAATCCCACTGGTTACACCACTCTGGATGGCAACAATGTCAATCCAATGAAATTCCTCTCCATCAAGGAGGCAAAGGAATTCGTAGAACTGTATCAAAGTCAACCGCATCTTGTATTCGGTATGACACAGTTTCCTTACACATATATCGCAGAACAATATCCCAAACAAATACAATTCGACAGTTCGCAAATGCGTATTGTCACTATTGATATTGAGGTAGAATGTGAGAACGGTTTCCCTAATGCTGACCAAGCATTAGAACCAATGTTATCTATTACTATCAAAAACCATGACACTGGACGTATCAAAGTTTGGGGATTGCACGAATACAAAAACGATAGAGAAGATGTACATTATATTCAATGTGCAACTGAACGTGAACTTCTAGCACAGTTCCTTGCATGGTGGGAATATGACCATCCAGATATTATTACTGGTTGGAATACAGAGTTCTTTGATATTCCATATATCTGTAACCGTATCAAATCTCAAATGGGTGAGGACGCAATGAAACGTCTATCGCCTTGGGGTGTTGTTGATGCAAGAATGGTAGGTTCTGGTTTCGGTAAGAAAGACCAAGTCTACAATATTCTTGGTGTTGAGAACATTGACTATCTACAACTATATCGTAAATTTACTTATACTAATCAAGAATCATAT